GGTTAGTGCAAGATGCAGATATAACAGCATGGGCATCTGCTACAACAGATGCTAAAAATCGCGCACTTTATACTGCAACGCAAAGATTAGATCGTGAGCGATATTTAGGTGCACGTGCAATGGATACACAAGCATTGCAATGGCCGCGTACTGGCGTGCGTAAACCTGATACTTATATTAATACCTATGCTGTAGGGTTTCCATTTAGAATTACAACTGATTATTTTGATGATGATGAAATACCGCCACAAGTGCAATATGCGCAAGTACTGCTTGCAGCATATTTAAATAATAATACTGATGGTATTGGCTTAAGTGGTTTAGAAGATTTTAAAAATATAAAAATTGGCAATCTTGACGTTACACCTAAATTTGACGGCGCAGTTGGTGCAGATAAAATTCCGCCGATGGTTGAACGTTATCTAATAGGGCTTAGAATAAGTGGACCAGGCAATTTTGCAATCAAACGATCATGAGCTTTAAAGGACACCAATCCATTAGTGGAATCGATTACACCTTAGGCGCTGAGGTGATTACTGATACTGCCGCGCATACTGGTAGGTTTAATCATATTGATTTTTATGAAAATACACATATTAATACAATTATCAGCACTAATATGACTGGTAATACTTTAAATGGTGAAACATTTCCAGCCGGCTCTGAAATTCATGGATTGTTTACTAGCATACAATTACAATCTGGCGCTTGTATTGCGTATAAAATATGAGTCTTGCTAATCCATTACGAAAAGTTGCCAGTAAGGTAATGGCAAAATTTGGTGGTGTTGTTACCATCCGTCGAATTACAATGGGCGCATACAACACTACGACTGGTACAGCAACTGAAACTATAGCTGATACTATTATCCGTGGTATTTTAGAAGATGTAAATATACGTGAAGTAAATGATTTAATCCAAGCTGGTGATAAGCGTTTAACTATTGCTGCAGCAGATATTGTAAACGCACCAATTACAGCAGATAAGGTGCTAATTGGTGCGGTAGTGCATCAAGTAATACGAGTTACGACTACAGAGCAAGATAATAACGCAATAAGTTATGAATTAATTTTAAGAATATAATGACACGTATTATAAAAATCAGTGATATTGGTAATTATGCTGAGCAGCAAATGGAAAAATTATTGCGAGCAGCAGTATTAGAAACTGATAGCTTATTAAAACAAGCAAGTCCGGTTGATACTGGTAGGTTTCGCGCCAGTTGGCAGGTAGGTGAGAATGCAGCAACTGGTGGTATTGCACCTAAAGGTAATTATCCGTCAATGATGCCACTATCACGCATTGGATATCAACAAGAACGTATCGGTAATATCTATAGTGTTCACAATAATTTACCTTATGCAGAACCATTAGCAAAAGGTAGCAGCAAACAAACTGCTGGCGCTCAAGGTGGCCAAGCTGGATGGGTGCAAGGAGTGGCTAAAGACGTACAAGGTAGGGTAAAAATTGCGGCAGCAAAGATTGGGATAGAATCATGAGCAGTACATATAATGATGTCCGTGCTGCCATTGAAGGACGAATTGCTACTGAAATGGCACTTGCACCGGCTTATCCGGTTAGTTATGCAAATATACCGTTTACACCACCAGGTAATGCACCATGGATTCAAGTATTAATACGATTTGGTGATAATGCCTATATAACCTTGCTGCCTATAGGTAATGCAGGCTTTAACCGTCAAAATGGCGTGCTAGTAGTAAATACCTTTACACCTATAGGCATCGGAGCAGCAGCAAATTACACGATTGCAGAACGGATTAAAGATAAATTCGACCGTGCTAAATTTTCTAGTATTATATTTGATGCGGCATCAGGTCCATCACAGGTAACACCAGCAACACCCGAAGCCTATTTCCAGACACAGCTTACTGCAACATTTGAAGCATATCTTGATTAGTGCTACAATAAAAGCAGCCAAATATCATTCAAATTAATGGCCGTCACCGTTTTATCTGGCACTTCTGGTGCATTGTATTACAAACCTGCTGGTACGACTGGCACGTTTGGTGAATCAAATGTTAACGTAGCTAATGATGAGATCACAATCCAACAGTATTTGAATTTAAAAGTAGGTGATCAAGTAAAATTTCGCATTGTAAATAGTCAAACCGGTGCAGCGGGTTCTGGTACATTACCAGCACCGATTAGTTCAGCCACTACTTATTTTGTTTTAAGCTATACCGCTGCTACTGGTGTGCTAACTGTATCGACCAGTGCTGGTGGTTCAATTTTGGCAATTACTGATGATGGCACTTTAGCAGCACCTAATGAATTTGAAGTGTATTATGCCGATTATTCTGCAGTAGGTCAAGTACAAAATTGGAGCTTTGAAATCAACCGTGCTGAAATTGATGTGACGACCATTGGCCAAACTGTCGGACAGTATGCACCATTTAAAGCATATATTCCAGGGTTTGCTGATGGTAACGGTAGTGCATCTGTATATGTAACTAATGAAGATAGTGCATTATCAAATCGTATGGTAGAAGATGTACTACAACGTCAACAGGTTGGCTGTGCATTTAAGTTATATACGGATAAAGGCTCTACTGAAGCATTAAGTCGTAGCATTTCAATGGATGCTGTATTATTAACCGCAACACTAAACATTAACCCTGATGATGCCCAGATGGTAGAAATTACTTTCCGTCCTACTGGTGTTCCTACATTTGACTTCTCCACTACTGCTTAACAACCAATGGCTTCTTCAACAATTTCTGCATTAGCACGGCTTAAAAAAGCTGCAAATTTAATAGCCATCAAGCGAAATGTTACATTAAGTGATGGCACAATATTTGAGTTTTATGCAACACCATTAACAATGGCAGAACGTGAACGCGCACAAAAAATGCCTAATGGTGAAGATACTCATGGCTTTGCGCTAAATTTGTTGGTATCAAAGGCGATGGATGAAACCGGTCGTCGATTATTTCAAGCTGGTGAGATAGCGGAATTAAAAAATGAAGTGCGCGATGCTGATTTGCAATCGCTAATGCTTGCTGTTATTACTAATCCAGAGGAGCAAGAAACCGATATGAAAAGCGTTAAAGATTGAATTAAAAAAAGATAATTTATTATTATTGCAACTTGGAGTTGCAAAGGAATTAGGTTATTCATTAGTGCGGTTGCAGCATGAGGTAACGCTAGAGGAATTGTTGATATGGTCAGCATATTTCGAGCTGCAAAATGAAGAACAAGAGCGTAGAATGAAAAGAAGACACTAAAAGCCATGTCAGTCGTCGCTAATGTTGCCATTAATGTTGATAGCCGTGGCGCAACTCAAAAATTGCGTGAAGTTCAAGTTGGCGCTAAAGCGACTGAACAAGCTTTTAACGCATTAACACAAGCTGCTGCTGCCTTTGGTGTAAGTTTTGCGATTAGCAAAGTTATCCAAGATATAAGAGAATTAGATACAAATTTAAAACGCCTTGGGACTGTTGGCGGTGATGTAACTGCACTTGATAAAGGACTTGGCCAGCTTAGTCGAAATCTAGACGGAATTGCAAATAAAGCTGAATTAGCTGCTGCTAGTTATCAAGCATTATCAGCTGGATTTACGGAAACAGGTGCGAATCTTAAGGTTATAGAAGCTGCAACAAAAGCAGCAATTGGAGGCCTTGCTAATACAACGCAGGTGACTGAAGTATTAACAAAGACCCTTAATGCTTATGGTTTAAGTGGCAATGAAGCAATTAAAGTTACTGATAGTATTAGCAAGGCTATTGAATATGGCCAAGTCGAATGGGCTGATTATACTAGCCAACTTGGACGAGTTGCGTCTATTGCCGCTATTGCTGGCGTAAGCATTGATGAAGTTAATGCATTTATTGCTGCTGCAACAAAAAATGGTGCCACGGCGGAAATTGCATTTACAGGATTAGGTGCAACACTTAACACAATATTGCAACCGACAAAAGAAAGCCAAGAAGCGGCAAAGTTGTTGGGTATACAGTGGAATATAGCAGGCCTTAATGCTAAAGGTTTTGATGGGTTAATTGCAGAGTTAGCTAAAAAAATGAATGGCAATAAAGAAGCAGCTGTTAGATTGCTTGGCTCCCAAGAAGCAATGCGCGGTGCTTTTGCTGCTGCGTCCAAGAATGGCAAAGACTTTGCTGCTGCATTAGCAAGTATTCAAGATGCAACAGGAAAAACAAATAAAGATTTTGATGAAATGAAAAACAGCCTTGAAAATAAGCTAAAAGCGTTAGATACAGCTTTTAAGAATCTTAGCGAAGCAATAGGAAAAGCATTTGGCCCAACAATTCTTCAGACAATCAAAAATGTAGCTGACTCTCTTAATGTCTTTGCCGATCTAATCAACGCAATACCGCAACCCGTTTCGAACTTTATCGCACAAATAATCAAGGCTGTAACTGTAATGGCCCTATTACAAAAAGCAATTGAAGGAATCATTGCTTTGCGAGCAAGCTTTGTTATTGCAATGACAAGTATGGCTGCTACAACAACAGCAATTGGTACTGCCGCAACTGGAAGTGCATCTGCGACTGCTCTTTATACTAATAATACTAAAGCTCTTCAAGCAGCAGCAGTTGGTGCAATGCCTGCATTAACTGGATTGCGCATTGCTTTGCAAAACCTATTGAAAATTGGAATAATCACTATTGGCGTTAATCTTGTCATATTTGGCCTTCAAGAATTCATAAACGCACAGTCAGAATTGGATCGTTTACGTGGCATTAGCAAAGCAGGTGGAGCAGCAGCAACATTTAGCGGATCAGCATCCGAAGAATCTAAAAAAATTGCACGCCAAACTTTGGCCGCAATTGACAAAGAGCGCGAAGAAATTCGGTTAGTGCAAGCCGCTAGTTCAATTAGTGGCCCTGGCAACCTTCAAAAGAATATGCGTTTAAAAATCCTTTCTCTACGTGAGAAGGATGCCAGGGCTATTCTAGGATTGCCGACAAGACAGGACAAACCGGAAAATCCACCACCCCGTTCGGAGCAGATTGATACACCAGCACCAGGTAAGCATAGTTTAAAAGATCTAATTGGAGCAGATTTAGCTAAAGCAAGATCTGAAACATCAATATCACGGTTAGAGATTGAATTAGAAGAAAAAAGACTGATAGCGTTAAAAGATGGGAATCAAGAGCTTGCCAAACAATTAGCAAATCAAAAGCAGTTAATAAGACCTACAGAAGAAATTAAGGTATTGCAAGAGGCAATTGATTTTGTAATTAAGAATCGCAATGGATATTTAGAAAAAGGAAAATCAATAGAGCAAATTAATCGAGCAATTGCGGTTTATAGACAGCAAATACAAGTTAGAGAAAATGAACTTAAATTAAAAGCATTGGCGTTTAACCAAGAAGAAGCGGAGGCTAAACTTGAGTCACTAAAAACTGGCAAAGAATTAACAGTTGAATTACAACGCCAAAAAGATGCATTAAAGGCATCTAGCGATATTGAACAACGAATACTGGACATTAACAATAAATACATAGATAACCAAAATAAAATTGATAAATTACTAGACGAGAAACAAAGAAAAGAACTTACTGCACTAAACAATGAAATCAAAGCCGCAGAACTTCAAAAACAAACAAAATTAGGCCAAGACCGTATGCAACCATTAGAAGATGAGCTTGCGATTTTAAAAGCGCGTCTTAATGGTAATGAGGCAGAAGTAATCTTAAAAATGCAATTACGTGATATTATGGCCAACACTATTGGATTACAAGAAACTAGTGTGTTAAACACATTAAAAGATATTAATGCTACTAAAGCATTATTAGCCGAAAAAGAAAAAATTGCTAACGTAGTAAAAGATATTGGATCTAGTATCGCAACTGGTATTATCGGTGCTATAGATGGTGCCATAACAGGTGCTAAAACTTTACAAGAATCTTTATCTGATATATTAAAAGATATTGGTAAGATGCTTATATCTTTTGGTATTAAATCATTACTTAAGGCTACCAATATTGAAATTGGCGGTAATAAATTATTTAGCTTTGCCGATGGTGGTATTCCGCCAGTTGGTAGACCATCACTTGTTGGTGAGCGAGGCCCTGAACTATTCGTACCACGTACAGCAGGTACGATCATCCCAACAGATACTACAGCCGTTGCAATGGCACGTTATCAACGTAGAAGTAATAATGGTAATAATATAGGCAGTAACAGCGGCGCAGAAGGTGATATGGCATTAACTCCGGTATTATCAATGAGCTTTGAAACTACAAGATTCCTTGGGCAAGATTATGTTAGTACGGAACAATTACAAGCGGCAATGATTGCAACAGAAAAACGTGCAGCAGCCGCTGGTGCTAAAGCAGGTGCAGCACAAATTACTACTAAATTACAACAATCACCTAGTTATCGCAGACAGGTAGGTCTAAAATGAGTATATTCATCATTGGTAATTTTGTTACTTTTACTAGCAATACAAATAATATAACCCGCTGGCAAAATTTCTTTTCTGAAGGATCAGTAACATTTGACGCTAATACATATCAGTTATTACCATTTAATTATAGAGGCGCACAAAAAACAAAAAATGGCGATAATATTAGCAGCCAACTTATCTTACCAGCAAATTATTTAACTTTAAATTGGGTGCAGCAAGCAGTAAATAATAATTGGACAGTTAATGTAAAAACTTATCAATTAACTGATACTTACACACCCCAGACAATATTAGGTGATGAAACATGGATGGCAACTGGATTATCATATAATACACAAGCAGTAGAAATGGAACTTAGCAGTGCGCTCGATGCTATTGGAGCCCAAGCACCTAATTTACGCATCAGTCGTGAGGCAGTCGGAGCATTACCAAGCACGGGTGCTATCCGATCCGGCTGATTTAATTGGATTACCATATCGACTTGGTGCAGAACCATCACGACATGGTGCTACAGACTGCATTAATTTATGTAGATGGGTGTTAGCATGGTATGGAATTAATGCACCGATACCAAAACGTAGCTGGTATCGGCGTTTATCTAAAGGTGATACCACAATTTTTAAAGAACAATTAGAATTATGGGGAATACCAGCCGAAACTGGTATTATTGGGTTAGTCCCAGCTAATAATGGTTTTGGACTAGCAGTTTTTTATGACACCGGATGGCTTCATTGCAGCGCCCAGATAAATCGCGTGATATGGTCATCAACCATCAAATACGTGGCGCGATATTGCCATGGGAAAAACAATTAATTGATACATTAGGAATTACATTAGAAGAATATCAATGGTATGCAAATGAAGTAGCAAATTATCGCCCTAAACGCGATGCTTCATATGACCATATCCCAGATATTGTATGTGATCCAGTATCAGCAATTGTTACTACTATTGTTGGTATTGGACTTAGTGTCGCAGCATCAGCATTAGCACCAAAACCTAAAATACCAAAACAATCTGATCCATCACAACAACAACGTGGTGATGATATAACTGGTGCAAGTGTTAATGTTGAAAATAGATTTAGAAATGTTGATGGATTTACATCTATACAGCCATTAGCAAGATTAGGCGATGCAATGCAATTAGTATTTGCTAATCGTCGTGGTGGTTTTGGTGGTGTAAGAGTAGAAACAAAATTACTATGGTCACAATTATTAAGCCAAGGTGATGGTCAGGAATTATTAGCAATATTTCTTGCTAATGGCGGCAAATTAGCATCAATACCCGATTTAGATGGTATAGGAATAGGTGATAGTTTATTACGTGGTTACCAATCAAGCAAATTAGCTTTTTATTTTAGAAATGCTAATTCAAACAGTCGTATTAAATATACAGATCGGCAAACAGGTGAATTAGAACCTCGTAATATAACTGATGTATTTCTGGCTGACTTACGAACTAATGATAATCTACAGCCTATATTTAGTGGCGTTAGGATACCGTCTACCATGTCAATATTTGGTGTTTCAGAACCATTACGAAATGGGCAAGGATGGCGATTACCATTTAAACGTGTACGTGTTTCGTTTCCATTATTT